ACCAGCGGCCCAGCACGTCGCCGTAGCCTGTGGTGAGCAGCAACGGCGTCAGTGCCAGGCCGATGGCGCGCAGCCGGTCCAGTTCACGGTGGTCCGACTCCAGCATGGCCGAGCCGGCACTGGCGGCCTTGTCCGGATCTGCCCGCAGATAGATGGTGCCCGCCAGCGTCAGCGTTTCCGAACCCTGCGACATGGCCTGCGCCGCATCCGGCCGTCCCAGGCGCGGCACGCTGTCGATGCCGAAGGTGCTATGGCGCCGCAAGCTGTCGTAGGACGCGCTGGACAAGCCAAAGTAGTAGCGCCGCCCATCCTCGCCGCACAGGATCAGCAAGTGGCTGGCGGCGGAGGCGGCAGGCGCAGCGGCGCTCTCCGTCTTCGGCTTGAGCGCCAAAGAGGGCAGCGCCGCCACGGCAGCCTTCGGCGCACCGGCGCCGCCCAGCGCGGCCATCTTCTGCTGCAGGCCGCCAACCGCGCCCTGCAGCTTGCCCGCCGCCGCCTGCACGGCCCCGATCTTGCTGCCCACCAGCTTGCCGGCCGCCGCTGCCAGCATGGCCGTGCCGCGCTGGACCACATCCCCCTCCAGCAAGGGCAGCACGCGGTTCAGCGTGGTGGTGGCAAACGCCACCAGCTTGGTCGCCTCCTCCACGTGGCCGACGGCGCGCTCGGCCAGCTTGGTAATCTTGCCGATCGGCTTGTCGATGCGCTTCTCCAGCGCCGCCTCGGCTTTCTTCACGCGCTCGGCGGCGCGCGCCACCTCGCTGGTGGCCTGGCTGATTAATTTGTCTGCATTCAAGCCCTGCTCCTTAATTGATCACAATGTCATGCAGCGCGCCGCGCTGCTGCTGCTCCGCCTGCAACGCAAACAGCTCGCGCAGACGCGGCATCAGCTCCTCCGCAATCCGGCGCGGATCGCGCACGTCGCCGTTGACGGTGACGGAAATGGTGGGGTTGAAAGTCTGCTGAATTGCCGCCGGCGGCGCGACGCGGGGCGCTGCAGCGCCCACCGCCGCCGCCGTACCGCCAGCAGCCAGCGCAGCAAGCTGTCCGGCCGCAGAAGATGCCGCGGCGCCAGACACGGCAGGCGCCGCGAGGGGCATGGTTGCAATGGGATTGGATGCCCTGCCCGCAATTGCCATCGAAGATGCGCCCACTGCCGTGGATGCCGCAGCGGCGGCGGTGGGAGCGCCTGCCGCCGGAACCGCGCCGCCGGCAGGCGGTGAAGCGGCCTCGCCTGGCTTGGCGTCTTTATCCTTGTCCGAAATCCCAACGCCTAGTGACTTGGGCATTGCGTTCAGTACATTCTCCCCCCACTTGGACCAGGCTGCACCCGCGAGCCCGGCACCAATGACCGCGCCGACGGGGCCGGCTATAGCGCCGCCCACCAAGCCGCCGATACCTTGGGAAACAGTGGCGCCTATGCTGGACGCCTTGTCGCGCCGCGTGCCCTCGCCAGTCAGCGTTCGAACCAGCTGCACGCCGCTATAGGCCAAGCCGAGTCCCCCTATCGCCAGCGAGGAGCGCGTCAGTACCTTGCCCACCACAGGCGAGGCACGCTGGATCATCCCGCCCATACGCGAGAAAAATCCTCCGGCACGGGCCTGGCCGCCCGGTACGGCACTCGCAAGCAGCGCGCCCCTCCTTCCGGGCAGAGACTGCCATCTCCGACTTGCATCACCGCCAGCCCTTCCGCCGGCTCTGGACTGGGGTGTACGACGCGTCGTTCCGGCGCGGGCTTGCTCCACCGAACCCGGCCCCCGCTCCGGCCTCGGCCAATTGGTGACCAGGACATGTTGCACGCCGGTGCCATGGCCCTCCGCCCCGGCAGGCAATGCTGCCGGCAAGCGGCCTCGGCTTGCGAAAGCGCCACGCGCAACCTCCACGCCGCCCCGCAGTGTGCGGAATCCTGCCACACCCATCGCCAGGGCGCCGCCGGCGGCGGCAATGCCCAGTACGCTTGCGGTGACAGTGGGGAATGTCTGCGCCACGTCGCCCAGTACGTTGGCAAAACCCGTGGCCAGTTGCGCCGCCATGTCCGTTATCGGGCGGATCGCATCGCCAATTTTGCGCGCGGCGTCCGTCAGTGCATGCTCAAGGTTCTGCCACAGCTGCGCAGACTGGCCCATCGCTTGTTGATGATCTGTTTCCAGCGCGTCCGGCTGAGCCGTGGAAAGAGCGGATGGGGGCGCATCCGCCTTCAGCTGTGCCAGCGCGTTCGCCTTCTCGGCATCGCTGCCGCCGCCCCGTAGCTGCTCCAGCCTGGCTTGCAAATGTTTGCCGGCGGTCTCGGGATCGCCGTCTTTCGCTGTCTGCTGTTTCAGCAGCGCGATAGCCTGCAGCAGCGCCGGCTGGCCCGTCAGGCCAAGCTTGCCTAAGCCTTGCAGCAAGGCCGGCAACTCCTGCACCATTTGCGGGCGGTTCATATCACCGTTCTTGCCCGCCTGCGCCACTGCACCAAGCGCCAACTTCATCTCGCCGGCGGACTGGATTCCAGGAACCTTGTTCAGCGAGCCGATCAGCTTTGCGCTATCGTCAATTGATACCTTCTGCCCTAACGAATACTGGGCCAGCAATGGGCCAAAAGCCAGCGCTTTATCAAGGTCGACGCCACTGTCCACCATTTGGCCCACACCTTTGGCAAGCTCATTGCTGCCTACCCCGTTGTTCCTGGCGGCACCGGAAATCGAGGTAGCAATCTCTTCCTCTTTCACAGCATTGCCCACGACCTTGGCCTTACCGGCCACATCGCGCACGCTGGACTGAAACTCCCCGGCGGCCTTGACGGGTTTGGCCAGCATATCGATCACGGTTTTACCGCCGTCCCAAACCTTCTTGCCCAACTCCATGCCGCTGCCAAGGCGGGCCTGCCCCACAGCCTTCATCTCAAGGCCGTGCACTGCACGGCCAAGGCGTGCATAGGATTCCGTCAACCGGTCAAGCTCAACGCCATGATCCTGGAGCGTGCGATAGTTGCCCTGCATAGCAGCGTTGATCTCAAGGGTTGGGGCCGCCGTCCGGTGGGCGCTGCGTATCTCCCGCTGCTGCCGCTGCGTCTCGCCAATAACACTATGCAGCATGCGCAACTGGTCGACACGGCGGGCGGCGGCGTCAGCCCCATCCGGCCGGCCTGCTGCCTGCTCTATCTTGATCTCGCCGCTCACCTTGGCTTCAAGTTCGGCCGTGGAAGCGCCCTTGCCGTCTTCCCCTTCGGATTTAATGGTTCCCTCAACCTCCCCGTTGAATTCCGCTTCACTCGCCATACCCCCTCCTTCTCTAATCGCTACCCAGCCACCACAAAATATCCTCCAGCGTCATGCCGTCGATCTCCGATGGCTGGAACGCGTACTCACGCGCCAGGCGCCGCGCCAGGCTGCGCAGCTGCTGGGGCGTCACCTGCAGCATCGGATACCAGGCGAAAATAGGCTTCCTGGATGCGGTTGTAGTCGGTCAGCTTGAGCTGCTCCAGGTCGGCCGGCGACACTTGCGCCAGGCTGGCGAACAGCGCCAGCTCGCGCTCCTCCACGTCGTTCGGATGCATCTTCTGCGCGCCGCGCATGTCGCGCACGGTGGGCGCGCGCAGCACCAGCTGGTTGGTCTTCACGCCGTTGAATGACTCGGCGCGCGACAGCGTGACGGTGATGGCGTCGGTGCCCAGGCGCAGCCAGGCGGGAATGATGTTGTGGTCCATGCTAGTCCTTGAAATGAAAAAGCCCGGCGCTCAGGCCGGGCTGGGGTTTAACTAAACTGCGCCGTGCTTACTGGCCCAGCGCGGCGCGCACGCCGGCCAGCTGGTCCTGGCCGCCGATCAGGCGGATGCCCGCCACCGGATCGATCTCGATCACGGGCGCGCCGTCGATCTCCAGCTTGTAATAGCTGCAGCCCACGGTGTACTTGGTTTCGCCCTTCTCGCCGGTCTTCCAGTCGCCCATGTCGACTTCGCTCAGCAGGCCGCGGAAGGTGGCCACGGCCGCCACGATTTCGCCCTTCTGGTTCTTGAAGGCGCCACGGAAGCTGCCGTTGAAGCTGTTCTGGTCGGACAGGCCGAAGAAGGCCAGCACGTCCTTGGCCACGCCGGTCATGGCGAAGGCCGCGTCCATGGCCTCCAGGCCCATGTCCATCTTGACCGGAGCGTCCATGCCGCCGGCGCGGTAGTCTTCGGTTTTCACCTTCAGCTTGGGCAGCGTCACCTGGCTGGCCACGCCCGCGTAGCTGTTACCGTCGACGAAGAGATTGAAGTTGTAGAGAGTCTGGGGAATCATGTTGTGGTCCTTGTGGTTGTGGGTTGATTAGTTCGATGCGTCCAGCACTTCGGCGACCCACTGGTTGGTCACCTCGACGCGGAAGTTCGGGTTCTCGGCCGGCGGTACGTCGGTGAAGCGGATGTTCCAGTACACCTTGCCCTGCTCCAGCTGGCTGGCCGAGTTCAGCTCGGGATCGGCGTAGACCTCGAAGTTGATGATGCAGCCGGCGTTGCGCAGGTCGCGCATGAAGGCGTTCAGGCCTTCGGTCACGTCCTTCACATAGGTCTTGGTGATGCCGCGGTCCACCGCCCATTTGTGCGCGTACAGGATGGCGTCCATCACCATGTCGGTGGTGCGCACGCGGGTGACGAAGGCCCATTTCGGGTCGGACGACAGCGTGCGGTTGCCCCACAGGCGGAAGCCGCCGTCGCGGATGATGGTGGTGATGTTGGCCTGGTTCAGCAGATTGGCGCGGCAGGTGGCGTCGCCGTCCAGGAATTCGACCGGGCGCTTGGTGCCGGTGATGCCCACCAGTTCCTTGTTGGACGGCGAAACCCAGAAGCCGTA